GCATTGCAGTCGATCGTGGCAACCCTTGGAGTTAAATAATGGACCCCCTCTCAATCCTCGCATACGCTGTACAGGCCCTCGATCTGGTACCTAAGGTCATCGCCCTAGGCATGGACCTGAAAGGCTACATCGCCAAGACTACGGCTGTGCTCAATGCCTCGCACGACTCCGGCCAGCCGATTCCTGATACTGCCTGGGACGACCTGAAGGCGATCAGAGAAGCCCTGCAAAAAGAGCTTCACGCGCCGTGATTTCCGATGCCGGTCTAAAGCTGATAATCCAGTTCGAGGGTATCAGGACCAGGGCATACCCTGACCCGGCAACGGGCGGGGAACCCTGGACGATTGGCGTAGGACATACAGGCGGCGTAAAGCCCGGTGACGTATGTACAGACCAAGAAGCCCTAGACTGGCTCAGGGAGGACTGCGCAGAGGCAGAACAGGCTATTGACGAGCTTGTAGAGGTAGAATTGACCCAGAATCAGCGGGACGCTCTCATTTCCTTCGTTTTCAACCTCGGCGCCGGAAACTTCAGAAACTCCACGCTCCTAAAGTTGGTCAATTCCGGCCAGTTCGATGCTGCGGCGCAACAGTTTTCTAGGTGGTCGAAAGCTAACGGAAAAAAAATTGCAGGATTATTGCGGCGCAGGAAGGCGGAAGCAGACCTTTTCCTGCTGGCCTAAAAAAAAGAATAGGTCTTAGAGACTTTTGTTTTAGGTCTTTTGGCTGATGCACCCGAGCCTGAGCAAAACCTAGCCATCCGAGAATGAACTAGGTTCCTTCATAAATGCACCGTCGCCGTCGCATCTAACCCGGAAGCCTTACGCTATCGACCGCTTCCTTCGCCAGTCTTACCGCGCCTCGTAGCTATCCCACAGTGCGGCTTTCCCCTGATTGCTGCCGTTACCCGACCAATCAGGCGGCTATAGCCACCAGAAAAGAAAACCGCCTCGGCTGGTGGCGGGCTGGAATTAGCGGGTCAAGTCGCTTGTCTCTTTCGAGACTCCCAACCACCATGCGAGGCGGTTTTACTACCACTTGACCTGCTGATTTCCAGTCAGCGGTCAAAATGCTACCAGAAACAGGAACCGTTGTCAATCACTTCTTCATCTTCGCGCGCTCTCGGCAGGTAATTCGAAACACTCCGGGAAGGCGGCGCGGATTTCATATGCAGCCTCTTTGAAAGCAGAGGCTTTTGATCGGTGTAGATCTGTTTGTTTTACTTCGGACGCGAGACGCAACAGATCGCATATATCCGCGCATTTGCGCACGTCCTCGCGGCGCTTTGTTTGGAGAGTATTAAATAATTGCTCTGCGCGCTTTGCGTCGCCCGCTGTAGCGAACACCAGCACGCCATAGTCGCCTGTATTCCATGAGTTCGGATCGTTAGCCATTCTTTTCCCCCGCTGCCCCGCTGCGATAGCCTTGTCAATCTCAGCCTCTACCGTTTCGATGTCGCCAGCGTTAGTGATAGCGCGATACGGTTTCCAATTCACTCCGATGTCAAACCAGACAGACCGCCAGTAACGCCACCGTGCCGCGTTCTGCTCGGCGGCTTGCTGCAATTCAAGCGCAACGTCTTTTAGACTGCGCTCAACTCTAGTTTCTTGTTCCACTTCCTTCAGCATTTCCTGGCAGTTGTCCCGCTCTATCTTCCAGCGCTTTGCCGACGTTATTGCCTCCTCCAGCTTCCGCCGAAGTTTGTCGTTTTCTCGTTCGAGTTGCCTCGAATTTTCTATAAGTTTTCCGTTGAAATATCCAAGACTGTTCCCAGAGAACTTTTCGCAAACAACGTCAGTTTTCGGCGTAGGCCCGAGCGCGGGAGCGGGTTCAGGGCGAACGCTCTCAGGATTCGCTGGCTGACTTGCGGCGGTGTCTTGCGCCCGCCCCGCGTCGGGTTCTTTGCGCGATCGTTCATCCTGCACCAGCACGCACTCACAGTCTGAGTACATGCATCTGCTCAGATCGCAATAACTACCTGTTCTTGGGCAGAGTTTCATCGCGGCTCCATCGTGGAGCATACTGCGTTATGGTGGATGCCGTACTTTTCGATCAAGGCTCTAAATTCAAACACACCGTAAGGCTGTGGTACTCCATCGGAATTCGCTAGAGTGTTTTGTGCCTGCATTCCCATTGCCTCGATCATGGTGCAGGCAGCTTGTGTGACGACATAGGCGGCATTTTGTTCTGGTGTCATTTTAGTTCCTTTAGTTCCAATTCGTAGCGAGCGAGGATAGCGTTCCTCATTGTGGAGATACTGACTATTAGAACTGTAAGCCTCTGATAAGGCCGTGAGCCCTGCTTGTATTTCTTTCTGGCAGCACGAAGCCGATTCGCTTCTAACCAACAGGTAACAGTCATGGTGTCAGTCCTCGATTGCTTGACGCAACGCGCTTACTGCGTCGGTATAACCAAGCGTGTTTTTGGGGTAATTGATCACAGTTTTAGATAGCTCGCGCAGTTCGAGGTGGGCGCGGGCGAGAGTGGACCAGGGCGGCGTTCCGTCTTTGAATGATTGCGCAATAATCTGCGCGGCTTTGTGGTCAGCTTTCATGTCCCTTCCTTTCCGCCTCGGGCGGCGGCGAGTTCTTCGCGGATTTCCATCCACAGTTTGCCGAGCATATTTTTTCCGTCGCGGTTCGGACCCCATCCCCAAAAGTCGTCGCGCCAAGAGCATTCGATCAACTCTCGCGTTCCGGTTTCGAGCAACTTGCGGCGGACGTACTCATGCTGTCCGGCCTTGGCGCGTAAAATGGCGCGCATAGTGTTAATTTTTACATCATCCCAATCAACGCGGCGTCTTTCTCGCAGCGATTCAGCGCATTTGAAGGCTTCATGCGCCGAAAGAGCCGTGCGAATTATGTCCGCAGTAGAGGGGCTGCTGTCTTTGAACTTCTCCCATTGATATGCGTGCTCTGATGTGGGGAAAGATAAACCTCTCCACGTAAGAGTAAATGCAGAAAAGTTCGACAACGGATAGAACTCGCGCTCGTAGAAGTCAACGTGCTGCATCCCCTCCGGCTGCTGGATTGGGGCGGCGTAGAACTTAGCCCCTGGCTCAATAACAAAATCACCAATTGTCCGCAGGAACACTTTCGAGCCATCTGCTGTTACTTCTGCAATAGCCACCGCCTGCTGCGCCTTCTCCCGCTCCTCGGCAAGCTGCAGCTCGGTAACTTTCAATTTCTCGGACAGGATTCTATTTTTTGCAATGGCGTTTATAGCAATTGCTTTATCACTTTCTGGATCAGAGAGTAAAATTCTTTGCACCTTAGCGCGTTCCTCGGTCAGCTCTACATTGCGTTCGATCAATTCCTGGCCGCGCTGGATTGCTATTTGTTGCGTTTCTGCAAGCTCGCGCTTCAGGCGGTCGATTTCGAAGTAGAGGGCGTTGGTCATGTCGGCACGTCCGCAGCGATAGCCTTAAATTGTTCGTGGCGATCCTTGCCGATTGCCGCCCGCTGCTCTGGCTTGAGTTTCGACCAGAATTCCTTGTACTTTTCGACGCCGCATTCACTCCAATCTCGTGCCAGAATAAGCAACGCTTCGTCCGCAGATATGGCCGCAGTCACAGCAGGCTGTCCAGAGGTTGTCGCATCCTCGCCGCTTGGCAACGCGGCCTCCTGCTGCGCTGCGGGTTTCTGTGCCAGTGGCTTTACTGTAAATGGCTTCCTGTTCGCTCTGGTAACTGTTAGAGCCATCGTCATAGCAGAGTCAATATCGCTCATGTGGCTGATGCGGATTCCGCCAACTTCCATGCCGCCCCATTTGACCGTCTTGTCTCGGTAAAGCGTCATCAAGCGTCCTACGTACTTTTTCGAGTCCGGTCCCCATGCTGTCACCATCACTCTGCACATAGATTTGCAGGCTTTGTAAGGCTTCCCGTTATCGCCCTCAAAGTGAATCGAAATAGGCTGTTCCTGACCGCTGCGAATATCAACGCCGGTAATTTTGATCGTCATTGGTCCAGCAATCAGATCGTCCGCATTTAGCTGGTCTGACTTCGGAATGATCGTTGATGCCATATCGTTCATATCATTTCTTCCCGTATTTTGCGCTCCGTAGGAATCAGCCGCGCTTTCGATTTCATGACCGCATAAAACTCTCCGTGCGCAAATGCTAATCGTTCCTCGAAAGCGGTCGCCGCAGCAACGATAGCAGCCTGTATTTTTTCATCCGGCAACACGCGCACGGTCGCCATAGGCAAGCCGCCACAGTATGAAACCAGATCGCACCATTTTCGCTCGCTAACCAGCAATCCAGTCTGTACCTGGATCATAAAATCAGGATCAATCGAATCAGCCGAAACATAGTCAACCAGCGTGCGTATCTGGTATTTTTGTGACCTGGATTTGCACTCTACTTGACCGTCATCACCAACAAGCGCATCCGGCGAGTATCCGATGGTAAATCCGAACCTGTCATTGGTAATGAATCCGACTCGCTCAACTTTTGCATAGTTTTTATCGTAAGCCTCTAGCGCGTCTATTTCGTCGTCTAGCCCGCGCAGCATTGCATCGCTCACATAGCTAGGTTCAACGTATTTTGTGATGCGCTGCGCAAGCAATTCGTACAGGTGCCCCCGCTCTTTATCATTTGATGCGGCCTTAAGCGTTGGCGTGATTATGAGGGACATTTCGCTGGCTGTAAGTAATCCGCAGCGAGCGGCGGTCCATTCTTCCGATCCTTGGACCATTTCTTTGTGTACGGTAATCACAGCCATCCCATCAGCTTACAGACGATAACTATGCCAAGCGTGAATACCGCGCTGACACCGGCTGCAATCATCATGCCAACGGCGTACATGCCGCCGTCGTAGTCTTTATGTCTTTTGAGTATTTCGTCCATTTCCTTCCCTGTGTAGTGCTGATTCATTGCGTCTGCTCCCGTTCCATTAGCTTGCGTGCCCGTGCAAAAGTTTTCGCAACGTCCGCTTTGTGGATGTCCTGCTGTGCCGCAGCTTTCAGGCGCTGGACGTGGTTCGACTTGTGAAGTACCCATCGCGTGCCGAGTTTCTGAATTGCAGCTTCCAAACGCTGTGTGTACATTATTTTTCCCTTTTGAGATCATAAATCCCCTGTTTCAGCGGCGGCTGCGGCTAGGCAAAG